TACATCACATGCATTAGCGAGCGCCTGAGCATGGACGATGTGCTGCCACGAGGCCGCACATGCAGACTCGATGTTTCAGAATTTGTGGACGAGGCAGAAACCATCGAGCAAAACATGAGCACAGACTCAATGAGCGAAAGAGAATCGGCATGAATCTAGAAATCTCAGCCAAACTCCATTCGATTAATGCAGCCGATCAAGACGGCACGCCACGGCGCACCATCGATGGCGTAGCAGTCGAATACAACACAGACGCAGTAGTCAGCGATGGCACGCTGGTGCGCTTTCTCCCGGGCTCATTGCCAGTGGACGGTGCAGCACCAAAATTCATTCGCGACCACGATCTCTCCCAGCCTTTAGGCGTAGTGACCGAAAGAGTCGATACATCTGAAGGCATGCTGTTTTCTGCGCGAATCTCTGAGACGCGCGCAGGAGACGAGGCTCTCATACTTGCAGCGGATGGCGTTTTGGATGCTGTCTCTGTAGGCGTGGAACCCATCGATTATTCGTTCGATAAGAAATCGGGCGCGATGGTCATCAAGAAAGCACGCTGGAAAGAGCTGTCGCTGCTCGCATTTGGGGCATTCCCCGGTGCGCGCGTGGCATCTGTTGCAGCTGCTGAACCAGAACCCGAAACCACAAATCCTGAGGAGGAACCACAAGTGGAATCACCAGAAACCCCAGTCGCGGCAGCACCAGCTGTCGAGGCATCTATCCCAACCCAGCCAATTTTCGCAACAGCTCGCCGCGAGCAGCGTTTGCCATCGATGGCTGAATACATCAGCTCCTATGTCGCTGGTGGCGATTCATTCATGGCAATGAATCAGGCCATCCGCGCCGCTGCCGGCGATCAAATCGTCTCGAATGTGCCCGGCATCATCCCGACTCCCATCGTGGCTCCCGTGTTCGATGGCCTTGTGGCCTTGCGTCCAGTCGTGGAACTTTTCGGCGCACGCGCCATGCCACGCGCTGGTCAAACATTCATCCGTCCATACATCGATACCCACTTGTCAGTAGGTCAGCAGTCCACACAGCTCACAGCTGTTTCTGCTACTACCCAAGTCATTGAGGACAAGGTCGTCACGAAACTCACTTTTGCTGGGCAGCAGACGCTCTCAGAACAGGTCATCGATTTTTCGGATCCTGCAGCTCTCGACATTGTTTTGCAAGATTTTGTGGGACAGTACGCTGATGCCACGGACAACTACGCAGCAGATCAACTGCTCGCAGGCGTGACTCAGGCATCCGCAGCAAATGTGGATTTCACAGATCCAGACGCAGTGGTCGCAGCTGTTTATGCAGGTGCTAAGACCATCGCGTCATCCTCGAATGTGTTCCCAGACGCGATCTGCGTTTCTATGGATGTATGGCAGCAGCTTGGCAGTCTCTACGACACAACAGGCAGGCCTCTTTTCAGCACCCTGAATCCAACCAATGCACCGGGCACGATGAATGCAGTAGGCACTGTCGGAAACATTCTCGGGCTGCGTTTGGTCGCGGATAAGAATTTCGCCGCGAAAACATGTGTTCTCGCAGTCGCAAACCCACGCACAAAAGCTGGTTTCGAGGTGTATGAGGATCAGCGCGGCCTCGTGAGCGTGGAGGTTCCATCTGTTCTCGGACGGACTCTGGCCATCAGGGGGCATTTCGCAGTGACCACCATCGATGCGACCAAGACCTACAAGATCACACAGGCCTAGTAGCTAACACGGCATCGGGGAGTCTGCAGCATGGCGACATACACCATCACAAAACACCAGATCACATCTGGGGTCGCTGTGTTGCAGACCCTCACCAATAACGAGGTGGCAGTCGCAGGCTCCATCACAGTCGCAGGCTGTGGCCATGGGCTAAACGGCGCGCACACAGTTATTTCTACAGAGACCTACCTGCTGGTGGGTATCGATGAATACGGCGATCTAGTTTTCGATTATCAAATCCCCATCCCAAATCAAATTCTGTTCGAGACAGGATCTGCAGATTTGGAACGCAGCGATGGAGACGGCACGATCACCTACACGCCAGTGTGCACATGGGTAAGCGTCCAGGATGTGCTCGACTGGCTCGGAGTGAGCCCAGCGAGCGCAAACGACACAGCATTCGTCACAGACTGCGTAGCAGCTGGGAACGCTGTCGCATATCGCCGGCGAAAGGCCGCTGGCTATCAGGACGCGCTCGGAACATCGCCCGGTGGTGATGTTTCTCTGGGCACAGTCATGTATGCGGCAGCTCTTTACCGTGAGCGAGGCTCGATGGATTCATTCCAGAGCTTTAACGATTTCACCACAGCGCCAGTAGGCGGCTCTATGGGGCAGATTCTGCGCCTATGGGGATGCAATAGGCCACAGGTCGCCTGATGGGGCTCTTAAACGATGCCACAGGCCTGCTGGTGGATTTCCTAGAGGATGCATCGCTAGTCGTAACCACGGACAGCAGAAATGCTCGTCCCGGTGTCGTGATCATTGACCCACCCACACTGGTGGTCAGAAACATAAATCTCTATGAGCTCAGCTACCCAGTCACTGCTCTGCTAGCGCCACCCGGCAATGCAGACGCGGTGCATGCTCTGCTCGATCTCGCAGACACCATCGTTCAGGCGGTGCCTCAAGTAAATGGGGGGCGACCAGTCTCCTATGCAGTAGGTGGGCAAGAATTGCCCGGCTACGAAATCACAGTCCAAATGACAGTCACAAGGTAAGGAACCAAAATGGCAACAGCACAAGTAGTGACCGGTAAATCCATCACTCTCACGATCAACTCTGTGGCATACACAGACCAATGCACCAGCTCGATGCTCACACCATCAGAGAACCCGATTACAGGCGTGACATTCTCTGGCGCTTATGCAGCTAAGGGAATCCCCACATGGACTCTCGATGTGGAACTGGTCGCAGACTGGGGCGCAGCCTCCAGCATCTGTGAATCACTCTGGACAGCAGCAGAAACAGGCACGAATGTGACTTTTACGATGCTGGCCGCCACTGGCGCATCGTTCACCGGATCAGTCGTTCCAGTGTTCCCATCAGTGGGCGGCGCTGCCGATTCAGTACAGAGCATCTCTGTGTCGTTCCCAGTGAACGGCAGCATTACTGAGACATTTAGCTAGTTAGGAGTGCGGCTGTGGTCGAAATGACATACACAGTCGATTGGGGAGAAGGCGAAAAGTCAGCAACCTCCAACGGCTGGACGGTAATCCAATGGGAACGCAAAACGAAACAAAAATTCTCCACCATTCAGCGTGATGGAGTAGGCCTCGAGGACATGTACCTAATCGCGTGGATAGCTCTGCGCGATGGTGGTCATGTCGTGCCAGATTTCGACAAATTCTGCAAGAGCGTGATTTCGTTTGAGGGCTCAGGTTCAGATCTAAACCCTACGGACGCGGCAGCTGGGGCAGACGAGTAGCGGAGGTATCTGTGAGAACAGGTATCCCACCCAGCGAGCTGCTAAATGACTCCATAATGTTTTTAACCATTGTGGATGTGCTGCGAGAACAGGACGCACAGCGATGAGCGCCAGCATTCAGATGCTCGAGGTTTCAGGGCTTAAAGAGGCTCTAAAAGAGATAAACAAACTCGACAAAAAACTACGGCGCGAGATCACTAAAGATTTCGAGGCTGCAGCATCACCAATGGTGGACGCAATGCGCGCAGATGTGCCACAGTCGCCGCCGCTTTCAGGTTTCGCTAATAAGTCAAAAACTCAGTGGAAACGCAACGAAACCAAAAACATAAAAGTGAAACTCGATACTCGCCGCGCGCGTAATCGCAACATGGCAAAAGGCGCACAGTACGAATCGCTAGGCGTGGTCAAGATTCGCGCCACATCAGCTGGCCTTTCAGTGTTTGACATGGCCGGCAAAAAAGGCGATGGCGACACTCCACAAGGCGAGGCAATGGTGGCGGCATTAAAACGCCGATTCGGTGATCCATCTCGCATCATGTGGCCTAACGCTGAACGCAAATGGCAAGAGGTCGAAACCAATTTGGAACCAGTCGTGAGACGAGTATCTGCTGAGCTCACGCGATTACTAGGAGAAAAATAATGGCCATCATCATTCCGCTGGTTTCCCAATTCGATAATTCTGGCGTATCTGGCGCTATTAAGGAATTTAAGAATCTCGAAGGCGCAGGCGCGAAAAGCGCATTCGCACTGAAAAAAGCAATGCTGCCGGCGACTGCTGCAGTGGGTGCTCTCGGGGTTGCACTGTTCGATGCCACTAAAGGTGCGATGGAGGATGCATCAGCAGCTGCAGAGCTGGAGCGCCAGCTCAAGAAATCCACTGGGGCGACAGATGCAGTCGTGGCCAGCACTGAGGAATGGATCAGCTCGATGGGTGCCGCCTACGGCGTTGCCGATGATGATTTGAGGCCATCGATGGCGAAACTATCGAGAGCTACTGGATCAGTCGCAGAATCGCAAAAGGCCGCGCAATTAGCGATGGACATTTCAGCGGCCACTGGCAAGGATCTGGGCAGCGTTTCAGATGCGCTCGCTAAGGCCTACGGC